TCTGTGAGCAAACGTTAGGCTTGCTGTTACAGTGAATACAGTTAATAATAAAATAATTGATTTTTTCATTTCCTATTCCTCCTGAAATTTTTACACTATATAACCCCAATATCCGTTTTATCCACCCATTTTATTTAATATAATCTTTTCCTTCAAAAATTAAATGATTGATTTTTCCCGTTTTGGCATCAAATTCGACGATAAATTTATTTCTTAGCATTGCCCCAAATGAATTTTGAGAATCAACATAACCTGTTACAGAAACAACTCCTCTAACTTTGCTAAAACCCCATTCAGAGAAAGGAGCAAATTTAGCAGTCGATGGAGATTTTAAAATTGATTTTATAGCTCCTTCTGCAGAAACTTTATAATTTACCTGTTCTTTTCCAGTTACAACCCAATCAGTAATTTTTCCTGTCACCTCTCCATTTTTTACATATTCAATGTTATCAAATTTCAAAGAAGAGACTTTTTTATCCTTGTCAACATGTATGATTATACCTGTGTTGGTAAAATCAGTTTTTGCTCTATAACCTTTTTGACCATTTTCATCTAATGATTCGTCTTTTTCCAGAGTATAATCTTTTACACCTGCCGAAGATAATGTATTCTCAATGTTTTTACCGATGATTTCTTCGCTTTTATCCCCAAATATGTTATTTAGCGTCCCAATAATAAAACATACGACTAAAAAAATAAACCACCATCGTTTATAAATAGGCTTTTTTGCCTTTGCTTTTCCAGTATCATTTTTTTCCATTGTTAAATCACGCTCCTATATCACAAATATCTAGTCAAATCATTCAACATTTTTCTATTTTCATCATTTACCAAGTTATCTGGAATCAAGTTCCCAAATACCAGTGCTGCTGCAAAGTAGTTTGCTTCATTTTCCAGTTTTTCTGTTCCAAACAGGTAGTTTTCTTTCATAAATACTACGCTTTCAAAGTTCTGGAATGAATGGCCCAGTTCGTGTGAACAGATTATCCGCTTGGTCAGTTCATCGTGGTTTGAGTTGATTATGATACATTTTTCTTTGTTTACTTCGCAGTACATCCCAAAAAAGGATTTGAAGTTGTCTTCGTAAATGATTTTTATATTTAACAAATTGCACAGCTCAAACGGATCATTAGTTCCGTATTTTGCTATCAATCCTATTGCAATTCTTTTAAACCTGTCCTTGCTCCTCAATCTACCCACTATGCTACTCCTTTTCTTTGTTTTTTCGCTGTTTTAGTAAAATATCTATAATCAAATTCTTGAAAACTGCCATGTCGTGGTCATCATCTTCAATACCATTGAAAAATAAAAGTTTATTTGTCTGAGTCACTTTTTCAAATTCCGCAAGTTCTTCAGTTGTCAATACGCTTGTGTCAACAACTGGGGGTGTTTCGGTTTTGGGCCTGTCTTCAGTCAAATTTAATGGTCTTCTATCATCAGTCAAACCTACCAAATAATTTAAATCAACATTAAAATATTTAGCATATGCAGCCACAAATTTGCTACTTGGTTCTGATAAGTTATTTTCCCATCGAGACATCATACTTTTAGTGATATTTAATCCGAACTTGGAATTAAGTTTATCAGTAAGAGCATCCATAGATAATTGTTTATCTATTCGTAATTGTTTTAATTTATCTCCAGTATTCATATCTGTTTCCTTTCTATATGGATTTATTTTATAATATATTATACCCCATTTGTTCTAAAAAAACAACATTTTTTTAAAAAATAGAAAAAAGTTGTTGACAAAGGAACAAAAATATATTATAATTGATTTGTTCCTAATAAAGAACAGAAGGAGGTGACTTAATGAGTAATATAAAATATTTAGAATTAAAAAAATTCTTTTTAAGCAAAAATATTAAACAGTACGAAATTGCTGATTTATTAGGTATTGATAGGAGTACATTTAACAGTAAATTGAACTCAAATAGTGCAGATTTTACTTTATCAGAAGTTAGAATATTGTGCAAAAAGTTCAATTTAGATGCTAATAAGTATTTTTTATTTGATTTTTTTGTTCCTAATAAAGAACAGAACTAAAAAGATGAGTATGACAAATATCTGAAAATTAGAGAAGAGGAAGGTGATTGAGTGAAAAGAATTTTTAAATTAGGTTTGTTATTTTTAATAGGAATTTTGATTTACCTAAAAGGAGAGTAATAAGTTATGCAGCGCCATAAATATACATACTGGACAACAGAAGAACTTCAGACATTAAGAATTTTAAGATTTGTGGAAGGTCTCCCGTACAACGAGATAGGTATTGCATTAAATAGAAATTGGCAATCCTGTTGCAATGCAGTTCATAAGTATTTCAAAAAAGAACTTGAAGATTATAAAAACAAGAAAAAATGTAAAGAAGAACTTATTTATGAATTGGCAGAAAAAGGAATTAAAAGAGCGGCTATTGCTAAAAGATTGGGAATAAAAATACCAGCAGTAGATTATGCCATTCATATTAAAAAAAATCGTTTAAGGGCTAAGTAATGGCAACAAACACCAAAAAAGATTAAGGGACGGCAATCCCGGAAAGGAAAAACTATGGAAAATTTGGAATCTTGGATAAATAAACAGGCTTCAAAATTGCAGTTGTCAATTAAAGAAACAGCGGAATTTATCGGAAAAGGTCAGCAGTATGTAAGAATGGGACTGCAGACAAGAAGACTTAAGTTTGGCTCTGCAGTTCAGACTAGAGAGCCGACTAGAACTAGACCACGTGGAGCTTGGGATTATGACATACAGCGAATACAGGTTGAAAGATATGTCGGCATGAGCTACAAAAAATTTTTGGAGTTAAAATATGTAAATTAAAGAAGGTGATGAAAAGTGAAAAAAAGAAACTGGGTATACTGGGGGATATTATGGGTTGCGGTTATGCTGAACAACACACAAGATTTTAAAGATGGGAATTTTGGAGTAATAATAACAACTATTGCCCTATACGCTGTCATAGGATTAAGAATTTACAGCTTTGTAAACAGTAAAGAGTACAAGAGCTGGGGCGGAAAGGATTAGGAATGAAAATGTTGACAACAAGAGATCTGATAAAGATATTATTTCTGGCAGTCACAACGATTATAGTACAATTAGAAGTTATTAGAGAGAATGGCTACTGGATTGCTGGAGGGAATTTAGCATTTCCCATATTATTGACAATAATACTTTGGTGGCCGTCATTCTTTAAAAAGATGTAAAAATGGAGAACAGTTATGAAAATAAAGAGAAAATTAAAAAAACAAGAGGAAAAGCGAGTGCTTGTATCGAAGGCAAAGGATTACACAAAATTCTCAACGGATGAGAATGAAAGAGCGAAGGTCTTTTCAATGATGGGCCTTTCAAATTTATGCAAGCACTATAGAAATTATTTTAACATTCCTGGAATTACAGATGGCAATCTCCTAAGAGGTGATACCAAAATACCAAAATTGAACGAAGAAAACACATTATGGTACACTTTTGGACTTGAGGGTATCATACAAAGAAGCTTTAGGATTGTGACGAGGCTTGTAAAGGAATATGACTATGAAGAGCTGCAGAACCCTAATCAGCGTAAGATACAGGATTTTAAGAATGAATTTGTGCTTGCGGAGTTTTCTAAAATGTACCAGGAAGAATTAAAAATTTTAAAAACTAAATTTGGCAAATATTTAAAAACTAGGTATAGAGATACTGAAACTGCGACAAAACAGATACTTGTGATATTTGCATATTACAAGATTTTTAAGAGATTTGTACAGGTAAAACTAAAAGATTTTGACAAGAAAAATAGAATGTATATTAAAACATTTATTACAAAAACGGACAAGAAATTTGAGGAAATAAAAGAGGTGATCATAGAAGGAGGGGAAGCCGACTTTGATCAGGATGCTATAAGTTTATTGGCGTTTGAAGAAGCTGGAATTGAAATTGCATGGATTGGTTATAAAAGAAAAGAAGCCATGAAAATAAAAAATAGCCAGCAACTGTCCAATACTGGCTAAGTAAGAAAATGGATAAGTCATTAACTTATAAGTTATTATAACAAATTTAGTTGAACAAATCAATACTTTGGAGAGAAGAAACTCCATAAAAAAAAACTTGGCTGACATTATACTTCCTAAATATTTATTAATAATGCAATTGTCATTTTTACTGATGTCAGCCTATTAAATCAATGAAAGGATGAAAAGTTGGAAAAATTAAATGAAATTACAGCATTTTTAGAAGATGTAAAATATAAAATAGAAAGAGGAAAGAAAAAATGGAATTAACTGCAGACAGAAAAGAACTGTTAAAAGCAATAAATGGTCTGAAACGGATTGCTGCGACAGGAAGAAACGACTTTCTGGAAATAAAGTCAAAAGATGGAAAAGTTTATATTAGCAAAACTGATAAGGACAGAATCTGGGCGAGTTATAGATTGAATAATGCTAGTGTGGTTGACGAAGGAAGCGCATTAGTAGAAACATCGGCGATGAAGGACATATTAAGCGGATTTAACGACGACAATATCACGATTAGCAGTAACGGCGGAGAAGGCTCACTTTTTATAAGAACGGGAAACTCATCTGCAATAATTAACTGTATTCAAGAAAAAAGTATCAAAACCGAAATTACAGATGGAGAAACCTTCAAAATAGATAAGTCCGATTTCATAGATTTGTTAAAAAAGTGCGTCATTTCTGCCGACACAAACCCGGAGAATTTAGCAACATGCGGGGTTAAACTGATTGCAAAGGATAATATTTTAGAAGTGGTTGGGACAGATACCTACAGATTATCGTATGCAAAGAAAGCATTTGAGACAGAAACAAATGGAACAATTGATGTTCTTATTCCAATCAAGGTTGTAAACGGAATAATTAAGATGAATACAAAACAAGATTTTACTGTTGAAATAGTGCACAACGAAAACCAGTTTTGTGTATGGTTTGGCAACTTAAAAGTCAAATTTTATCCCCACAATTTACAATATCCGAATTATAATTATATAATATCTAACTCTAATTACGATGTAAAGATATTACTGAACACAAAAGAATTTAAAGATGTTCTAAAAAGAGTGTTAAATGTTTGTAAAAGTAATAAAGAAAGTAAAAATGGGGCAACATTTGACTTTCATAACAACAAACTTACAATACTCGGACAAAATGAAGCGGTAACGGTCAATGAAGAAATAAAAACTGTTCAAACTGGAGAAGATTTGCGAATCGCTTTAAATGTTAAGTTTTTACTTGATTATTTAAATGTTGTGAAAGATAAGATAATTGAACTACATCTGCTAAATAAAAGAAGTTCGGTAAAAGTTAAGGGGAATAATGAAGAAGACAGTGTTTACTTCATTATGCCTTTGGCGTTAAGAGTTTAACAAAATATATAAATTTTAGAAAGGATAGATTAATTATGGAAATAAAGTTAATAATCGAAATTGAAGAAGGCAGCAGACCTGTGATTGAAAATTTTTCAAAGGCGATAATGTCGCTGGGAAATAATAATATAATGAAAGGTGAAGCTGTTATTGAAAAAATAACAGACAAGATTCAAGAAAGAAAAAGTTCAGGAGCGAACATAAAAGCAGATCCTGTTAAGGATGAAAAATTAAAGGAATCAAAAGAAGAAAAGGTTGAACTTCCAAAAGCTGTTGCACCAAAATTGACGCTTGAGCAGTTAAGAGCTGGATGTGTCGAAGGTTCTGGGCTTGGAAAAGGTATGGAGATTAAAAAACTGCTTAATGAAAAATATGAAGTTAAAAAACTTGATGCATTATCTGATGAGAGATATTTAGATTTTGCTAATGATTTAAGAGAACTGGGGGTAAGAATATAATGACCATAAATCATTCTGAAAGAGGACACGCTTTGCTTAGTGCAAGTGGGGCTAAAAGATGGATGAAGTGTCCGCCAAGCGCGAGAATGGAAGATATGTTTGAAGATGTAACATCTGATTATGCAAGAGAGGGAACATTGGCACATGAACTGTCAGAGCTTAAGCTTAGAAAATATCTAAGCCCGTTAGGGCTCAAAAAATATAATAGCGAACTGAAAAAGATAAAATCAGATGATTTATATAAAAATGAAATGGACGGATTCACAGAATTTTATGTTGACCACATAAAAGAATTATTGATGAAGTTCAACGGGAATCCGATAAGCACTACGGTAGTAGAAAAGAAAGTGGACTTCAGCGAATATGTGCCAGATGGATTCGGAACTGCAGATTTCATATCCATTGATACAGAGAAAAAAGTTTTATATATCAGGGATTTAAAATATGGAAAAGGGGTTCCAGTATTTGCTGAAAGCAACCCACAGTTAATGCTTTATGCACTTGGAGCTTACTTAGAATATTCACTTTATTTTGACATAGACCTCATAGATATGGGGATCGTGCAGCCAAGATTGGATAGTGTCAGCACTTTTCAAATTAGTTCTAAAGAATTGATGGACTGGGCGGAAAATGAAGTAAAACCAGCAGCACAAAAGGCTTATGAAGGTGATGGGGAATTTACTCCAGGAGAATGCACTTTTTGCAGGGCTAAGGCTTTGTGCAAAGCAAGAGCTGAGAAAAATCTGGAACTTGAAACCGAAATGAAGTTAAAAGGAAATGTTTTGACAAATGAAGAACTGGGGGAAATTTTAAAAAAGGCCCAAGACTTAGTTAAATGGGTCAAAGATATAGAAAATCAAAGTTTGACAAAGTTATTAAATGGCGAAGAGATTCCTGGATGGAAAGTTGTGGAAGGAAGGTCAATCAGGCAAATTAAAGACTCGGATAAATTAGTGGAAGCACTTAAGGAAAATGATGTTGAAGAGGCTTTACTGTTTGAAAAAAGATTGCTGCCACTGACACAGCTTGAGGGGATTGTGGGTAAAAAAAGATTTGGGGAGATTGCAGGAGATTTGATTATTAAGCCAAAGGGAAAGCCAACTTTGGTAGTTGAATCGGATAAAAGAAAAAAGTATGAAAAAGATGTAATTGATGCATCAGATGAATTTAAAAAAATAGAAGAATAGAGAGGATGATATTTTATGGCAGATACAAGAACAGTAGTAAGAGGAAGATTAAGTTATGTTCATTTATTTAAGCCACATGCGGCAGTTCAAGGACAAGAGGAAAAATATAGCACAACGATTTTAATTGATAAGAGAGATACAAAAACAAAACTGAAAATAGATGCGGCGATAAAAGCGGCGGAAGAATATGGAATTTCAGACAGATGGGGAGGAGTCAGACCCGTTAAAATAAATTCTCCGTTAAAAGATGGTGATGGAACAAAAGAAGACGGAACACCTTATGGAGATGAATGCAAAGGGTGCTGGGTTATTAATGCATCAGCAAAAGTGGATTACCCGCCGCAAGTAGTAAATGCTAAAGTGGAACCTATTATGGACCAAAGCGAAATTTATAGCGGAATTTATGCCAATGTTTCAATTAACTTTTACCCTTATGCATACATGAATAAAAGAGGTATCGGAGTTGGATTAGGAAATGTACAAAAGATAAAAGATGGTGAAAGTTTAGCCGGAGGAAGAAATGCTCAGCAGGATTTCCAGGTTGTCGAAGATGATGATATGCCTTGGTAAAAAAGTGTTATGCATAGAAGATTAAAATAGATAAAAACAGAAAGAAGGATAAAAAAATATGGATGTATTAAATATAGACATTGAAACTTACAGCAGTATAGACATTGGAAAATCAGGTTTATACAAATACGCTCAAAGCAATGATTTTGAAATCCTTCTTTTTGCTTACTCACTGAACGGCTCGGAAGTAAAAGTTATTGATTTAGCACAAGGAGAAACAGTTCCTGATGAGATTATAAAGAGGCTTAGCGACAATGAAACTGAATTAAGGGCCTACAATGCAAATTTTGAATGGTACTGTTTGAACCGTGCTGGATTCAAAACTAATTTAGAGCAATGGAAATGCACAATGGTGCATGCCTATTACGCCGGATTTCCTGGCGGATTAGGTAAAGTGGGTAAAGCATTAGGATTTGAAGAAGATAAGAAAAAGGATATGTCCGGGAAAGCGCTTATAAGATATTTTTCCGTTCCCTGCAAGGCAACTAGGGCTAACGGTGGAAGAACAAGAAATTTACCACATCACGACTTGGATAAGTGGAATTTGTTTGTGGAATATAATAGGCAGGATGTAGTGGCAGAAATGGCGATAGTGAACAAATTAAAAAGCGTAAAAGTTCCTGAAGGTGAATGGGAGCAATGGCGGATGGATATTAGGATGAACGAAAGAGGTATTGCGATAGATACTGATTTAGTTGATAGCTCATTGTGGATAAGCGAATACTGGAATGAAAAATTAATGAATGAGGCTAGAGATATTACAGGACTTGATAATCCAAATAGTACAAGCCAGTTGCTGGAATGGCTAAAAAGCCAAGATGTAGAAGTTGAAAATTTGCAAAAAGCGACAGTAGAGAAACTGATAAAAGAAGTTACAGGGAAAATAAAAAGAGTTCTGGAAATAAGAAAAGAATTGTCAAAGACAAGCACAAAGAAATATGTTGCAATGAAGGCGGCATTAGGTGAACAAAATCGTGTAAGAGGATTGCTACAGTTTTACGGAGCAAATAGAACTGGCAGATGGGCAGGAAGGCTTGTACAGGTTCAAAATTTGCCAAGAAATTACATACAGAATTTAAGTGGAACTCGTGAGGTCGTAAAAAGAAGGGATGTGGCAACACTAGAAATTCTTTACGGAAACATTCCTGACACCTTGTCGCAGCTGATCCGTACAGCTTTTGTTCCGGAAGAAGGGAAAAAGTTTGTAATAGCAGATTTTTCAGCTATAGAAGCAAGAGTAATTGCCTGGCTTGCCGGAGAGCATTGGAGAAGTGAAGTATTTAAAACTCATGGAAAAATTTATGAAGCCAGTGCCAGCCAAATGTTTGGAGTTCCAATTGAGAAGATAAAAAAAGGGAATCCTGAGTATGCTTTGAGACAAAAAGGAAAAGTCGCAGAACTTGCTCTTGGCTATCAGGGAGGACCTGGCGCATTAAAGGCAATGGGAGCTTTAAACATGGGATTGACTGAAGAAGAACTACCAGGCATAGTAAAGATGTGGAGAGACTCAAATAAGAACATTACAGGGCTCTGGTGGGCAATTGGAAGCACAGCTATAGAAGTTGTCGAAGGTAGCGGAAGAAAAGCCGTGAACGGCATTATTTTTGAAAAGGAAGGGGATCTGTCAAATGGTCTGGATTTTTTAACAGTACAGCTTCCAAGCGGGCGAAAACTATACTATGTTAATCCTGGAACAAAATTAAACAGCTGGGATTCAAAAGTTATAACCTATATGGCACAAAATCAAACTACTGGAAAATGGGAAATTGCAGAAACCTATGGTGGAAAATTAGTGGAAAACATTGTACAGGCAATCGCTAGAGATTGCCTGGCGGTGTCGATAAAAAGATTAACTGAAAAAGGATTCAAAATTGTAATGCACATTCACGATGAAGTAGTTATTGAAGCTCCTATGGAAACAACGGTAGATGAAGTATGCGAGATAATGGGGCAAGAAATAGAATGGGCTAAAGGGCTGCTGTTAAGGGCTGATGGATTTGAAACTATGTATTATAAAAAAGATTAATGAAAGGGGGAGGCAAAAGTATGACAAATAGAGAAATATCAATAAGTACCGCCAATAGCAGAAAAGATATGGTGTGGAAACAGGAGAAGCTGTTTTGGTCAGAGTTCATAGAAAGACTTAAAACTCCATTTAGAAGCACCGAAACATTGGAAGAGTATATGAAAATGCCAAAAGCAAAGCAGGACGACTTAAAAGATGTAGGTGGTTTTGTTGGTGGAGAACTGAAAGACGGCAGAAGAAAAAACTCAAATCTGCTAAACAGAAATTTGATAACGCTGGATTTGGATAACATACAACCAGGAAAGACTTTAGAAGTTTTAAAGAAGATAAAAGATCTAGGAGTAAGCTATGTGGTTTACAGCACCCGTAAGCACACGGAATCAGCTCCTAGGCTTCGGGTAATCTTTTTGGCAAATGAAAGTATGGCTTGTGATGAATATGAGCCTGTAGCACGAAAGATTGGTTCTATGTTAGGAATTTCAATGTGTGACCCCACAACTTTTGAACCGGCAAGACTAATGTACTGGCCTAGCTGTTCAAAAGATAGCAATTATATCTATGAATATGATATAGAATCTCCTATGTTTGATGTAAAAGCGGTTTTAAAAATGTATGATGACTGGCACGATATGAGGGAGTGGCCACAAGTTCCCGGTTCTGAAAAGATATTGGAACGGCTAAAGAAAAAACAGGAAAATCCGCTAGAAAAGACTGGGATAGTAGGAGCTTTCTGTAAAACTTATGGAATTATAGAAGCCGTCAATAAATTTATTCCAGATGTTTATGAGGTGTCAGACGATGGAAAAAGGATGACCTATACAGGTGGAAGTACTTATGGCGGAGGAGTTGTATATGACGATTTGTTCAGCT